ATGTCTTTAGAACGGTTATCAGTACCGCCAGCATGGGCGGCTATGATTGGCGACTTCCTCGAATCACAGATTGCAGCCGGTGCACCAAGCACTACCGTTGAGACGCGTCGCCAGCACCTAAGCCACCTAGCGCGAAAGATCAAGAGGGCGCCGGGTGACATTACTGGCAATCACCTTGTTGAATGGGCAAGCTGTCAGTCATGGGCGCGCGAAACTCGGCGCGGCCGACGAACAACCTTTCGTGCGTTTTGGGGATGGGCGGTAGCTACCGGACGGCTTGAACACGATGCAGCAAAGGCGCTGCCAGTTGTGCGCCCTACGCTGCCAGCGCCGCGCCCGCTACCGACTGCAGCTCTTGACGCTGCGATTCTGCGCGCCGATGCGCGAACGCAACTGATCTTGCGCCTGGCGTGCGACCTCGGTCTACGCCGTGCCGAGATCGCAAAGATTCATCGCGACGATGTGATTGATGATCTGGTTGGTTACTCGCTTCGCGTGCGTGGCAAGGGCGAACGGGTGCGAATCCTGCCACTACCAACCAGCCTTGCCCGTGTGATTCTTGACGCCGAGGGCTTCCTATTCCCAGGACGTGATGATGGGCATTTGTCGGCACGGTGGGTTGGCAAGCTTGCCGCCAATGCCTTGCCCGGCGCGTGGTCATTGCACGCGGGGCGCCACCGGTTCGCGACGTTGGCACATCGCCAATGCGGCGATCTGCTAGTTGTGCAGGACTTACTAGGGCATGCGTCGCCAGTAACTACGCGGGTCTACATTGCACCGGACGCGACAAAGGCGCGCACCGTGATTGAGAGCCTAGCGGCTTAGCGTGCGTGCTTACCGCGCTGCGATAGCGGCGGCGCCGAGAGTCGAGCCAACCACGAAGCGACCGCCGTCAAAACGGACTTGAGCAGACTAACGCCGATCGTTTGCCAGCCGAGCGCGGTAAGTAGCGCGCTGTCATCCATGCTGCCCATGACTAGCAGAACGGTTGCGCCAATAGCTGCCAAGATGTCTACGGCTAAGCCTTGAAACAACGTACGCGTGCCACGCTCGGCGGCGTCGCGGCGGGTTGCTGGCGTGACGTCGGCTGATTGAATAAGCATCATTAGGGTGATTCCTTTCGATCACGTCGCCAATTGCGGCAAGCTCGGCAATGACGGCGGCGTGATTCGCGTCTATATCGTCTCTTAGGTTTGTCGTGTGCGTGTTCTGCACTTGCGCCAGCACTTGTTGCGTGTGCTTCTCAGTCTTGCGCACCTTTGGCAAGATCGTGCCTAGTACGGCTGCCGAAACGGTGGACGCCACAAGGCCAAGCGCGTTGACAACGGCAACGGCAACATCGCTGTTCATGGCAAGCGCACCACCTGCCCAGGGTGGATTAGATCGGGATTAGCCAAGCCGTTGAGCTTGGCGAGGTGCTGCCAGGTAGTGCCGAATCGTTCGGCAATGCCGCTGAGCGTGTCACCAGGTGCGACCGTGTACGTCTTTGTGGCTGGCGCTTGCTTCATGCCACCGGTGACGGTGAGCACCTGCCCAGGGTGGATTAGATCGGGATTAGCCAAGCCGTTGAGCTTGGCGAGGTGCTGCCAGGTAGTGCCGAATCGTTCGGCAATGCCGCTGAGCGTGTCACCAGGTGCGACCGTGTACGTCTTTGTGGCTGGCGCTTGCTTCGGCTTCGGCTTCGCGACGTTCGTCGCATTGCCGCCGGTGTATTTGTTCCATGCGGCGGCGTCGCCATAGAAAACGTTTAGGTCAAGATCGCCATCGTACCCGGCAATGCGTCCACTTGACGTGTACTGCCACATGGCCACAAATGGCCACGGCGTGCGTGGTGCGCTGCCAGGGTTCGCGAAGCCGCGCGGCGCGGCATCATAGTAGGCGGCTACCCATAGCCCGAAATCGTCAGCAATTACCGGGTGCCAGTCATATTGCCGGGTGACGCTTGCAGACATGTAGATGAGCGGCTTAACGCCGGTGCGGGCGTGAACTCGGCGCAACCATGCGTGCGCCCACGCGCTACCGCGCGGCAATGCGTCGGCTTCCCAGTCAAGTACCAGCATCGGGCGGTGCTTAAGGTGTCCAAGAATCGAATCAACGAAGTGATCGGCTTCCGCTACCGCGCCACGGTCTGCAAATCCGTCTGCGGCGAAATGATAAAGTCCAATGCGCTTGCCGCTGGCAATTGCTGCTGCGACTTGTGTGTTACATGAAGCCGATACATACCCGGTGCCGCCGGTTGCCTTGATAATCGCGAAATCGCAATTGATTTGGCGTGTGATTTCGTCCGGCTGCCATGCCGATACGTCAATGCCGAACAATGTCATGAGTCGCTCCTAAATCCTTGCGATTGTCAACGTGCAAAACTCTGGCATATCGTTAGCGTTGTGCGCTCCAACCGTTTCGATCGTGCCGCCAGATTTCATTTCAACTGCAGCGTGCAGGTTGATTAGCCCGATTTCAGCCTCGGGCGCTGATGGCGTCGTAACGCCACCTTGCATTGGCGTAGCGAATTGTGGTTGCCCGCCATTCACCTTGATTGCGTTAAATGCGAACCCTGTGACGGGCTTCGCTAACGCAACTTTGAACGTAACCAGGTAAATGCCGGGCGTAACTGTAAATACCGAACCTTTTCGAGTGATGCCGCCGCCTGCAATCTGCTCAGTCTGCCAGTCATACCCTTGGTAGATAACGGTAAACGACGTATCGCCAGTACGTTTTGCCGCGCCAGTGCGTGCGCATACCATTAGCGCCGCGTTGCTGCCACCCTTGCCCTCTAGCGCTGTAATGCGATCTTCGGCGCTCTTAACTCTAGTCGTTAGCGTGCTGAGTGATTTGGCGTTGGCGTCCGCTTTGCTTGCCGCGTTGCTTACATCGGTTTGCAGCTGGGCGACCGCTTCGGCACCGTGCGAACGTTTCACATCCTCAAGCAGCTGATCGACTCGGCTGGCCAGTTCGTAGCTTGCTGGTTGAATGTCGCTCGCGAGTGAGTTCGCGGCTAGGTATGGGATTTGGTTTGTCTGTGTATATTGGCGGGCCATTACAACTTGCTTTCGGTTACTGCAGACAAATCGCTAAGGCGTAGCGATTTGTCAAACTTCAATGGTGCTGTGGACGACGGCGGGAATAGCTGCGAAATACGCAAGTCGCGCGGCTTAGTGTCATGAATCGGCGCAAGCTGAATGTCATGGTAAGCGTGTTTACCATCTTCGCGGTATGTGCCGCCAACTGACTGCCAGAACCGGGGAATGTCCTTACGGTTATTCCACTTCGAGCCTGCCAAGTAGATCGCCTGCGTACCTGATGCGGTAAGCAATTCGCGTGGTGTAAACATTTCAGCGTTTGCCGAAACACTACCGGTTCGGGTGGAAATAGTCACAACTGGCATTCGTGGCAACGTTGAGTAGCTACTAAGCCATGTAACTAGATCATACGCGCGTCTATGGGCGCCGTTTGCACCTGAGCCAATGTTAACGGTGTTGCCAGATGGGTCGGTGTTGTTAATTGCGCCCTTTGACCAGCCGCCATTGAAAAACAATGTGCCAGCGTCATAGGTTGCCGTATTTACACTTTCCTTAAGATTCCACACTGCCGCGCCCGCATGGTTGTACGGTGTTTGCCAACCGCTTGTGGTGTGAACGTGCTCGTCGCCGGTGTAGCTAACAATTGCTGTGCCAATGCGGTTGTCGAAATCGGCTTGCGGGAACGCGCCAGGTTCAATTTCTAGTCGATCTGCTGGCCACATCACACAACCACTTGCAGCGACTTCTATCTTGCCGCGGTTTAGTCGTAGCGACAGCGTGCCGGGCGTGCCTGGCGTGCCGGTGCGTAGTCCAGTGTCGTAAAAGATCGGCCAAGCACCGTTGATTGTTGCGGCGTAGCACGAATTGAGCATGTCGAGCGCGTTAGGTGCTTCATTCGCTTTGTACGGCGGTTGCATTGTCCAGGCGAAGCCGTCGTTTTGCTTGACGTTGTTAAACGCGCTTTCGGTGAGCTTTGGCAGTTCACCAAATGGCAGTTTCTCCATTGATGCAATGCCAGCCTTGTTGCGGATGTACTCGGCGCGCACGCGCGCGAGTTGTGGTTTCCAACCTCTCGGCCAAGGCGAGTCATTCGGCGCGTCGCCAGTAATGTGCGTCGTGGCAAGCACGCCGTAGCGATCGCGCGCGACAACGCGAATAATCAGCACTTCGCGTGTGCCGGTGCTATCGGTAGGTTCGTTGAGCTTGCGCACGCTAATTGATTGCTTCGATACCTTGCCAATCAGCGTTGCACCTGACATGAACCGAATCGACACTTGCGCGCCAACGAAATCGGGAATTGCGTTACCAGGTAGCAAGGCTAGGTCAATGGTCCAGGCGTTGCCTTGCGGCTTATCGGTAAGGCGTTCACGACCCCATGGAATGGTGACGGATGCGAGCATTACGGGCGCACGCGAGCCACCGGTTAACCATTCCGGCGGTTGCAGCTCTGCGGCGCCGGTACCTAGGCGCATACCGCCAATAGCAATTGCTTCGATGCCGTAGGCGCGGTTCGTCGGCTGGTATGTGTCTACCATTGTCGGCGCCCCTCGCTTCGTTCTAAGTCGGCGATCATGTCGCGAATTTCGCGTGCTGCCGCTTCGCGATCGGTAGCACCAGTCACGTTGATGTTGTAGGTAGCGTGACGCGCCGAGGGTGCTGCGGCGTTCGCGAACGATGCCGCCAATGGACGGGGCGGTTCAAATGCGGCGAGATAGAACGTCATAGGCCGTGCAGCGTCGTAGGCTGCAGCGGTATAGGCGTGGTTTATGTTTGCCGTCGCTTCGGTAGACACGCTTAGGTTGCCAATCCAGCCGAGCGCGTCGTTCACATGCCCGGCGACGTCGTTCACCCAACCAAACATGCCGTTCCAGATGTCTGCCCAGAAACTCGCGAAATTGTTCCATGAGTCAACTAGCCAGTCGATGATGTCGCGCCACATGCCTTGCCAACCGGCAACAATGTCATTCCAGAAATTCGACCAGTTGTTGCCTACGTCGCGCCAGAATCCTGACCAGTTGTTGCCTACGTCATTCCAGAAACTTGCCCAGTTGTTACCGATGCCGTTCCATAATTCTTGCCACCACTTGCCGATGTCTTGCCACATGCCTTGCCAGCCGTTTGCCAGGTCTTGGCCCGTCTTTTGAAGCCAGGCCATGGCGGCATCCCAGTTTTGGGTCAGCCAAACAATTGCCGCAACAACAAGCCCAATCGCTGCGACGATGCCTAACGTAATCCATGTGACCGGCGACGCCAGCCAAGTAGCATTCATGATCGTGGTTACTGCAGCCACGCCCATGATCGCCAACGCGAGCGTGCCAAGCGCAACCACAATTCCGGCAACTAGCTGAGGGTTATCCTTTGCCCATGTGGCGAAGCCCTTAGCCCAGTTTGCTGCGGCTGAAACGGCTGGCAAGAATCCGGCGCCAAGGGCTGCCTTGGCGTTCTCGAACTCGGCATTAGCGCGTTGCTGCGCACCGGCTGCGGTGTCTGATTCTCGGCTAAACGCACCTTGCGCGGATGCCGTTTGCTCGGTAAGCAACGCTAGTGTTGCTTGCCGCTCGGCGGCTGTCTTGGCCGCTCCGGTGAGTCCGTCTAGTCCAAGCTCGGCAACTTTCGCGTCAATCGTCGCCTGCTTGATTGATACACCGTAGCGTTCGATCGGGTCACGTTCGCCACGAAGCAATGAGCCGAGCGCGCCTACTGCGTCGGCGGTAGTGCCACCAAACTGTGCGGCAAGATCGGCGCCGAGCCGAATTAGGTTATCGGTTTCGGCGCCGAGGTTTGCCTGATCGACGCCGAGGTTCTTGAGCTGCGACCCGATTACGGCACTCATTTGTGCGTACTCAGAACTTGCCAGTCCAACACTTTCGGCGGCGGCTTCGGCGTTCGCTTGCATTGCGGCGGTTTGATCGCCAAACGTTGCCGCCAACGCACCTTGCGCTTGCTCCGCTTCGCTTGCCGAATCAATCCAACTCAATGATGCAGCACTGATAGCGGCGAAGCCTAGCGAAGCGTAGCCCGCTGCCTTGTTGATGCCCGCTTGAAACTTCTCGGCGGCGGTTGCAGTCTGATTTAGCGCCTTGCGTGCCGATTCGGCATCGCCAACCAATCGAATCGATACGATCGCCGATTTAGCCATTGTCTACCGCTTCTCGCTGTTCATTCAGAATGTGAATTGCCGTGAGTAGATCGAGTTCGCTGCCAGCTCGCCACACATCCGGGTGCGTGTGAGTGGCGAGCGCGACGGCAACAACTAGTTCATTTGCTGAGCCTGTAGGCCATCTTTTCCCAGCGTGACGCCCTCAATCATGGCGTCATCGTCGGCTTCGTCATCGATCGCGGGCGCTTCAGTGACGTCGATTTCAACCAGCTGATTCATGAAATCGTCAAGCGTCATGTCAATATGCCCGTCGCGCTTGCCAGCCCGCCAGGTGCAAAATGCCTGCATCCGAAACACGTTCGTAGCAATGTTGCCGATATTGCGATTGGCTAGGTATTGCTCAAACGCGATCTTGTCGGCAAACTTTGGCGACACGGTGAACGTATTCCCGGTTTCGAGCTTTGCGGTGAACTGCATTAGGTTTGTGCTCCTTTGATCTTGTCGATAATTTCGTTCATACGGCGTTCATACTCGGCTACCCATTCCGGTTCGGTTTCCTTTGCCGCTTTGGTGGCAAACAAGGTTGGCCGAATACCGCGCTTATGCCATCCCCAATGGATAGGCGGCGCATACGGTACGGACTTCTTGCCGAACCGGACGATGCCGGTTTTCTTCGTAACGCCAACGCGCACGGAATCGCGAAGCTTTCCGCTTTCCACCGGGGCGCGGCGCGCGGCTTCGGTAGCGACGATTTCAGCGCTGCGACGATGTACGGCTTTCAAGTCGCTGAAATCGTCAGCGGCTTGCGATAGTTGGCGTCGTAATGCACGCGCGCCAACTACGTACATAGTCATACGGCGTTACTCATTTGCGTTGGTAGGCTTCGGGTCGCCAACGAGCGGAAACGAAACATCCGAGGTGTTTCGCTTGCCGACGTCGCCACCAATGTCGAACGGGCGCAACACAAGTTCACCCTTATACATGCGCTTCGCGCCGTTTGCTGGCGTGAACTCAAACGGGACTTGCTTGCCGGCGTGCGTCATGCAGAACTCGGCAAGGTTGCCGGTGTCGTAGTCCTGAATAATTGTTGCTTCGAGTTCCCACGTCGTAGTTTGGCTACCTGGGATTGAATCGCCCGAAAGCACAATTAGCGCGTCATCGGTCTTTGTAGATGGCTTTAGTCGCGTCTTAGTGCATTGCGTGGCGAACTCTTCCGCCTTAGTAGTAGTGGTGATGTCGCCAATCAACAACTTTCCAGGGCCTAGAACGGTGGACTTAACTGGCATGGTTATACCTCTCGGGATGTGGTTACGAATACGGGGAACACGAAGCAGGGCAAGGCGTAGCGATCGGTCTGCAATACCTCTGCGGTCTCAATTTCGCCGTCAGGCTCAATCACAGCCATCGCCGCCAGTAGCAGGGCTTCTAAGTCGCGAATGGCGCCGGTAGCTGATTGATCGCGCACCACAAGATGCACGTCAACGCGCACGCGACATGAACCGTCGAGCGTGTCGGTTCGTACTTCGCTGGCGTTTAGCCAAGCACCGGGTATCGGTACACGCTTCGGATCGGCGTGCGAGGTGATGCCAGCACGCTTGAGTGCGTCGCGAACTTCGTTGAGTGCGGCGGTAATCATGGTTAGCCAATCCGGGGCGGGGCGAAACGCCCAATGCGACATAACTGTTCAATGCGAACATCGGTAAGCCGGGCGAACACGTTTTGCGCGCTTTCCCAACCCTCTGCAATACCGGGTGTAGCGCGGTCGCGGTACAGTCCAGCGGCAAGGTGCAGCGCGCCGAGGTGACACGATTCGTCCCACTCGGTGCGATACCGGCGAACGTATGCAGTCGCGGCGGCGGCGCATTCGGCCACGCGCGCCGAGTCGCTACCGGCTTCCGCCAGGTAGTCGCTCAACTCGGCGGGCGTGACCTCTGCAGTGTTTGCGGGCATTATTCGCTAGGCTCGGCGGTGCTAGTGACGGTTCGCGACACGATCACACGCGGGTCATGGATTTCTACTAGGCCGTAACTGTAGAACCCCAGATCAATGCCAGCGTGAGCGACGTCGAATGCCTTGAGCTGAATAGGTGCCTTTTCGCGAATCGTGACGGCGCGGGCATCGGCCGCGAGCAGCTGCCCAGGCTTAAGTTCTGGCGCGCTTTCAATGCGAATGTTGCCAACGTTCGCGCTCTGGTCGCGAAGATCGACGCCGCCAACCGAATTTGCCAGCCAATGCGGTACATCGGATTGCTTGAGTGCGGCGTAAGCGTCGTAGAGATCGTCCGCCATGAACACGGTAGTCATTTCACCACCAATGCGGCGAATGTCGCGCGCCGAGTGCTTGAGTGCGGTAAGCAGCGAATCGGTTCCACCCTTGCCGGTAGTCGCGGCGGCGGCGATCTTCTTGGCAACGTCAGCGTCGGAATCTGCAGCGTACTCAACGAGTGCAGCATTCCAGAAACTTTCGAGGAATCCGGGATCGGCCAGGTCAATAAAGATTCGATCAATATCCCAGCCGCCTGCCCAACGTTCTGCCGTAACGGTGTATGACTCGGTGGTTGCTTTGCCGGTTGGCACTTCGGTCTTATTGCCGTCGTACTTGCCAGGCTTCGGGCGCTTCTTCCAACGCCAACCGGTGCGCTTCAAGCTAGTAAGCGGCTTCGTGCCGCCGAATGCGTCAATCCATTGACGACGTGCACCGGATGCCGTCCATAGTTCGCCAATCCAATCGTCGCGACCAATGAAGCCGTTTCCGGCATCGTCGCTAGGCACAATGTCCGCAAGCGCCAGCATGATTGCGTTCCGATCGCCATTGTTGATTGCGCTAGAAACGGTGGAGAGTGCGGCCTGCAGGTTGAGCGGGCGGTGAGTTACCTCAACGCGAGGTGCGACGGGCGTCGCGGCGAGCGCGGTCGTTTCCGAGGTGGTCACTTCAGGTGCTTCGGGTGCTTCGGTGGTTGTTGGCATCGGTTCAATTTCCTTGTCGGTGTTAGCGGATGCGTGGACGGTTTCAACGGTTGCGGCGGCAAAATCTGGAATAGCGACTAGCGACACTTCAAATAGTTCGGCTTCGTGGACGTGAATCACGCCATCGGCGGCAAGCTCATGCTTCGTGGCGACGAAGCCAACCGAAAGGCCATCACGAAGCCCTGCCGAAGCCGAAGCCAGCGCGGCGTCAGATTCGGCGCCCTCTGGCAACGTGAACGTTGCGCGTGTGCCATCCGGCGTGGCTTCGATCGCGGTCAGAACGCCAACCGGTTGGTCTTGCTTGTGGTCGATTAGCAGCTTGACGCGGCTAAGCGGCTGGCGCGGCTTGAGTGCATCGGCTGCAAGCTGTACGCGTTGCGTCGTGCTTGGTGTGCCGTGACTGGCGATAATGCCGGTGATCTGGCGAGATGGAACGTCAGTTACGGCCAGGGCTTCTAGCTGTAGTTTCATCGGTCTAGCCCCTCTTCTTTTCGTGCTTCTTCGGCGGTAATGATTCCTGCGTTGATTCCGATTTCTAGGGTTTTCCACCGGTTTTCGCGGCTCGGCTTAACGAGTGCGTCGGTGTCAAACGTGACATTGCGCCCGCTCGGTGTGACGTCGCCAAGTGATAGGCGTTCAGTAATCGCCGTCATGTATGGCGCAAGCGTGAAGTCGATTAATTCGGCGTTACGTGATTCGCGGTTGGTGTAGTTCAGTGAGCTACCAGAAATAACTACGTCTGCCGCCCATGCCGGTAGGCCGATTGCACGAACCAACTCAAGATCAATTTGACGACGCCCCTCAATTAGCAGGTTCTCAGTCGATGAACCAAGCGGGCGCACCTCAAGCGAACGCGAGGAATACGCGACGCCACGGCGAGCGCGCGCGCGTTCCCACGAACTCAACAATTGTTCGATTTCGGCGGCGGTAAGTTCTTCGCCGTTGTTGTGCAGATCAAGGGCTGGCACCGGATTGGATTCGGCGCGTGATGCGGCGGCGGTAATGGATAGTGACCGGCGTAGCACGTCGGCGCCAGCCGCCAGCAGTCCTTCATCTGGTGAATCAAATCGAATCAAGTTCGCGGCAGACATGCCGGGCGGTAGCGTCGGCGCGCCGGTAGTCGCGTCATAAGAAACGGCGTCATACGGTAGCAACTCAACTGCAGTGGGATAGCCACGCCCGTTGCGATCAATTACATGCCAATGTGCGTGTGGGTAAAAAATGAGTTGATCGACTAGCCAAGTAATCGAGTTCGCTCGGGTTCTGCCGGGTTCCGGCTGTGTGAGCAGCTTCGTTGGTTCGGCGTTCGGTGCAACCGTTTCAACGAGTGGTAGGCGTCCAATCGTTGACGCGATTAGGTTACGGGCGCGGCGCACCACCGGGATACTCATTGCGGCGCGGCGGTCAATGACTGGCATCGGCGGCGTTGCAAAGGCTGCAGCGTTGTTGAGCGATTCGAGATGTGTCGAATCAGCATGTGGCGACGCCGTGCCGGTAACGGCGTCCACGCCGAGTGCGTTTAGTGCCACCTGCCAAAGGTTCATGTTTCCAGCATGTGCATAATGTCAGGATTGCCGCTGTTGGCTAACCATCTTTTGCGCGTGACGGTGCTCAGGGTGATGCAGGCGTTCATGATCGTTAGCTACCTGCCAGGCTTCAGCGCGGCTGAATCTCATCGCACTCCACCAGGTGCAGGACTTGCAGCGGATAACGACGGTGTGCTTTGTTGAGTCGATTACGAACGTAGTCATGATGGTTTCCTAGAAATTAACGAGCGGTGCAGGTAGTACCGTTTGGGCATTGTCGTAGGCGTACAGTGCTGCGGTTGCGGCGAGTAGTGCACTGATCGAACCGGTGGAGCGCGAGCGAGAGAAACGAACTACGTCGCCGCGCCGCTGCAGCTGCGCTACTGCGATGGAACGGCGCATTGATTGGCTACCGTCATGGCGTAGTTGCTTGTTGGCGATCGCATCTAGCAGCTCGGCGGTGCAGGTTGCGGCGTCGCGTGCGCCGATGCTGGCAACGTCGAGTTCGTCACGAACTAGCGCGGCCGTGATTGCTCTGGATGTGCCGCCGTCATCGGCGGCGATACCTTTCGGCTTTGCTGCATGGATACGGCGAAGCAGCGGTTGCAGCCATGTAGTGCCAGGCGCGGCATGCATTAGCGCCAAGCACGGGCGCCGAGCATCGTCTCGCCAAGCAGCAAACACGGCTGATAGCGAATCAGGTGAATCGGCGGCTTCGTATCCAATGCCGATGCTATGCAGCGGCGGCGGCGTCAAGTCCGTTGCCAGGCTGTCCCAATCGTCTAGCGAAATGAGTGGTTCGGCGGCGTCAATCCAGTTGTTGCAGAATGCGCGAAGCCATGCCGCGTGCGAGCTTGGGCGAATCTTGAGCAGATCGGCGGCGGTTACTGTGTGTCCAACTGCAGGGTGGAACGCTTCGAGTGTTGCCGGTTCGTAGGGGTCGAGATCCGCAGGGCGTGACCACTCGAAATATGCGAGTCCTTGCCGTGTACCGGCCCGTGCTTCGTCAACGAGTCGGCGCATGAACGTGCTAGTCGCGTCGCCAGCGGTCGAGATCAGCCAAACTTGCGCTCGCCCGGTTAGTGTCTGTTGCGCGGGTCGAATCGCGCCGTCGAGCATTGCCGTGCCTAGTTCATCGGTAAATGCAAAAATCTCATCGAGCACCACTAATCCGGGCGTGGAGCCGTGAACGGCTGCCATGCCAGGCGAGAATGTGCGAATGACTGAGCCGTTTAGCGGCACGTCAAGCCCGGTGTCGCCTGCCGACCAGCGGGCGCGGGTAACGCTGGCAAATGGCGAAGATTCGATTAGCTTTGATGCGTCGCGAAATCGGTCGCGTGCGTCCTTGCCAGTCTGTGCGGTATAGAACACGGTTGCACGCGGGCGAGTTATCGCCCACCACAGCATGAGCGGCCAAACCAGCGTGGTCTTACCGGATTGGCGCGGCACTGTAACAAGCACGGTGTCATACACGAATCGTCCGCGTTCGTCTAGCTCGGTGGCGGTTTCGAGTACTTGCCGTTGCCATGGCATTAGTGGTTTGCCAAGTGCTGCCGATACCTTTGCGATCGGCTCGGCAAAGTTCTTGCGACTTGGGTCGCGCTCGGTGGCATGGGCTGGTTTAGCCATTCAAGCCCTCAACGAGTTTGGCGAATGCTTCGGCTTCGGTAACGCTTTCGGGCTTCGGTAACGCTTCGAGACATTCGCGAAGTTCGCGCGCTGCCATAGCTGCAGCCGATGCACGGCCAGAATGTCTACCGGATTCGGTGGCGTCGGCAAGCACACGGGCGAGGGCACACAATGCAGCGTGCGAATCGTTGATTAGTCCGTCATCGGTTAGCGACTGAATCGTTTTGTCGAGCGCTTGACGAAGTTCGCTTGGCGGTGTCGGTGGTTCCAATCCGTCTAGGGCTGGTGTGGTCTGATTTGGCATGATTCTGGTCGAGTCTTTCGGGCAGATTCCAGGTTTTTTGAGGGTGGTCGAGAGAGACGGAAAGGGCTGGCGCGAATCTTCCGAGGGCGTCAGATGTTAAAAAAATGCAGCCGTGACTCAATCTGTTTGGCGGCTGGCGTCACGTCGCGATCGCCACGCGCGATATTGCATCGTTTGTGTGCTGGCGCGAGGTTCTCCATGTCATATACCGCCCCGCCTTGACTTCGCGGCACGACGTGATCGGCTGAGTCTGCGCCAGGTAGTCCGCATAGCCAACATGTAGTGCCGTATTCGGCCAGCGTTCGTTGTACCCATTTGGCGACGCGACTGCCAGCCCATACTTCACGGCGACCGGGCGGGGCGTGCTTTCCCCTACCCCGTCGTTTTGGTGTGGGGGGTGGGGGTGCAATTTCTCTCATGGGGGTGTTCATTTGATGTCCCCAATGTGGTTGAGCAGATCGGCGAACCGCTGAAGTGACTCAAGCGCCAAGGCGCTGAAGTGTTCGTCAGGTATCGGGTCTACGCGAATGGCAAAGATGCGAGCGATCTGCGACCAAACGATTCGCGGCAAACACAACGCAATAGGTTCGGTTGCCGATTCGATTTCGGATGGCGTCAACGCGCGACCGGACTGGACTGATGCGACCATTGCGTTAAGTAGTCGTACTTCGTTCATGTCAACTGTCATTGGTTCACTCATCCGTTAGCGTTAGTAGTGGTTGCACGGCTTCGAGCAATGCGGCGGCTTCGTCATATGTGTCTGATCGGTAGATCAATCGGTGTGCCGCGCTGCCAAGATGTTCGGCGGCACGAATCATGTGCGCACGAGTGGGAAAGTCGTACTTGTCTGCCCAATCGATCAGTGCGGCGCGTGCACGCGCCAACTCGGCAAACAACGAAACTTGGCAGTGTTCGGGTCTAGCCAATTGACATGCTTTCGATTTCATGAACGGCCCATTGAGCTACTTCGATCGCGTGAGACTCGGCGGCAATGACGAACGGCTTAGGCATGGAATGCGCGCTTGCGCTGAGAGCATTAGCGATTGCTTGTTGTCCGACGCGAACCATGATCGATGCGGCTTTGCCGTTTGCAGTCATTGTGATTGCAGGACGTCCTAGGTCTAGCTCGCGGTGCAGTCGCGTTAGTTTGCGGTGTAAATCGGTGAGTTGTTGCGTTTGATCGCTCATAGTCGCGTCCTATCGGGAGTGAGGGAGTGAGGGAGTGAGGGAGCGGCGCGCCCCTAGCGAACTTTCATTCGCTAGAGACGCTGCCTATCGGTCGTTTCGGTCGGTCGGTCGATCGGTCGGGGCGCACGCGCGGTAGCGCGTCAGGAACGGGATGTAAACGCGCGGGACTTTTGCCGCTGCCCGGTTCTGCCTTAACCAGCGCCGCGCGTTTTCGGGTCGGTACATTTGCCGCTCTAACCGGTTGATGCCGCGCCGGGTAAGGGCTACGGGAGTTGTCTGGTTCTGTCTGCCAGGGTCTGCACTTCGATGCTGTGCGGGCTTTTCTCGTATTGCACGCTGTGCTGTGGTTGTCGCCACTGAGTGAGTGGCGACGGCTACGGCGGCTGTGGACGGTTCATCGGTGAACCTCTTTCGCCTTGCGCGCCAGCGCGATCTGCTCGATGTGATCGCGGTCGAACATGTACGCGCCGCGTAGTCCTGGTGCCTGGAATGCGGGTGTCAGCAGCCCATTGCGCACCATGTACGCCACGTGCTGATGCGACACGCCTAGCCGCGCTGCGGCGGCGCGGGTTGATATGAGCTGATTACTAGGCAT